ACCGCGCTTTAACCCTTTTCCCTTAAATATACTCCGAGTGCAAATTCCAATAGCTTTAGGTTCAGATTTAACTGCTTTGCCTACTTTTTTAATACATCTGCATAATTTTTCAGATAAGATTTGTTCTGCTTTATGTTTTAAAGTAGAACTGTGTTTTGGAATAGGTAAATTGTAATATTTTAAAATAGTTGTATAATCTGTTTTATTTAATTTCATTGATGAAGATGATGACATAATATAATATATGAATATTTTATGCAACAAAAAATCGTGGTATTTGATGTGGATGAAACATTAGGATATTTTTCTAAATTGGGAAAAATATGGAAAATGGTAGAATCCAAAAATCAAAACCAGGATACATTTGATACTTTATTAGATTTATTTCCGGAATTTATAAGACCCCATATGCTAACAATATTAAAGTATCTCAAACGACAAAAGACGGAGTTTATTTGTAATAAAGTAATGATTTATACAAATAATCAATCTCCTACTGAAAAATGGATACAATATATAAAAAATTATTTTGAAAACAAATTGAAATATCCGTTATTTGATAAAATTATTGGTGCATTTAAAATCAATGGTAAAAAAGTAGAATTAGGTAGAACTTCACATAAAAAATCATATACTGATTTAATTACATGTGCTAAATTACCAGTAAATACACAGATATGTTTTGTAGATGATACTTATTATCCTGAAATGGATGTATCAAATGTAGTTTATGTAAAAGTAAAACAACCTTATATATATGATTTATCAAATGAAGTAATTATGAAGCGTTTGAAAATAAAAGATAAAGATGCGCTTTTATTTACATATATTGAAAAGGATAAAAAAGAATTTGAATTAGATAAAATTATTAGTAAAAAAATAATGTTATGCCTACAAAATTTTTTAACTAAAGATATATAAATGGTCTATATTCCAAATTCTGGTGACTATAGAGATACTATTGGATTTAATAATTTATTAGAAGGACAAGAGTCAAAAAAAATAAATATATTTGTTGTACCTAAAGGATATGTTAGTCCTCCTAGAAAAACTAGACGACCTACAGGAAGAAATACAAGAAAACCATCTAGACGTTCTTCTTTTCGTAAAGAAATGATAAAATTTGTAAATAATTCTAGTCGTGCTAAAAAATCAAGTCGGCAAATAAAACAAGACATTATGAAAATACAACAACGTCATAATATTATACCAATAATGCCTAGAAAAAAATCAAATTCTTTACATAAACTTGAAAACTATCAACCAGTCCAACAACAACAACAACAACAACAACAACAACCAGTCCAACCAAGACCAGAACAACAACAAATGCAATATTTAGTTAAATCGCCTATAAATAAACAACCATTACCAAAACATCAAACTGAAGTATATCCAAATCAAATATATAGAAGACAAAGGAGACAACAAATTAAATATGTTAATTTATTACAACTATTGACAACTAATTATTTTATAATAATAAAAAATGATGGAGGAGGAGATTGTTTTTTTCATTCTGTTAGTCAAGGCTTGGCATCTAGTAAAAATAAAAAATATTTTTCACATACAGCACTTCGCAAAATGGTTTCTGAAAATATAACACTGCCAATATTTAAAGATTATGAATTACAACAATGGGAACTATATATGGCAGATGATAATAGAGGTAAAAGTTATATTAGACAAATATATGGTGGGTCCCTTCCACAAAGTAAAAAGGATATTATAAAACAAATTAATAAAGAATTTGATAAACTGATATATAATAATAATAAAATTAAGGATTTAAAAAATAGCTTACCTGATTTAACAAAATTCAATGATTTTGTAAAATATGTAAATACTAGTAATTATTGGGCAGATTCTGTAGCAGTAAATATATTAAGTCAAATATTAAATGTTCAATTTGTTATTTTTGATTCCAATTTTAATCAAATAGAATGTTTAATTAGAGATACTTATACTAAAAAAATGTATGATGGATACATATTAATTTGGTGGACAAGTCCAGTTCATTACGAATTAATAACTTATAATAATACTGGATTTTTTACATTTGAAACATTGCCTCCTTTAATAAAAAGTATGATCAATGATAATGCAACTATAAATCCTCCGTGTAATAGCGATGCAAGGTTTCCTTTAACTAACTAATCCTTAGCATTTAATCCTTAGCATTTAATCCTTAGTTTTTAGTCTTTAATATTCAAATACTTTTTAATAATAACACCTAATGTTCCGCTCATTAATAAAAATGTGCCTGCAGTAAATGCAATTTTTTTATCTAAATCGGAAAATTCTCTTTTATGTCTAAATGGATTAAAACGATACATTAAAAATAGACTTACATATATTTGTATATAACTATGAATAATTGTGACATATGGTGCGGTATTTGTTTTTGATAACCCTAATAAACTAACAATATACAATATATATGTTATAGCAGTAATTAGTATAAACGCATTCATTTGAAATTTTTGAGAAAATGAAAACATTCTTCTTATATTTATAAGTTATTTTATTGTTATTATTTCTTTAGTAATATTATGTGTAGCAATTTAGAAACAAATATGCAAATTATTGATACTAGTAATGAAAGAATATTTAATAGAAATTTATCATCACAACCATTACAGCCTTACTTGAGTGTTCGACCTGTAATGACTAAATATTCTATACTGCCAATTGTTGATCCTAGAGCACCAATTAATGTTCCAATGATTCAACAACCTACATATAATTCACATTATGTATTTAATCCAGGAAATACAGTAAGTCCATGGTCAGGTTTTGCAACAAATATAAATTTAGAATCTGAATTAAGAAATCAAGTATATGCTTTACAAAAATGCAGTCAATCAGTTTATGTTCCTTCATCAAATAGTGATTTATACCATTTTCAATTTAAGTCAAAAGAACATTTACAAGTTCAACAACCATTTCCAAATTTATTTAAAAAAGAATTATATAGTGATTTTAATCCAAATAATGAAGAAGTTGCTAAAGGTGTTTTTTATAATCATACTCGACAACAATTAAAAGGTTTATCGGAAAATCAATGTGATTAATTTAATAATAGTATTTATGGAGCAATTCCGCTTGCGGTCGGTAGAAGAACAATTGGAGCAACCAGAACAAAGCAACATGGAATCAAATATGAAAGTAAGTTTAGACCCAGTAATAGATCAACAATCAATAAAGATAATAACTAAAGAATTACTTTATTCAGATGAGGAGGAGGAAGGTGAAGAGGAAGAAAAAGATGTAGAAAAAGAAGTTATATCATTTATAAAGAGAGAACATATATTTGATCCAACTTCTGAAATTACTTTAGAATGTTTAATGAATAAATCAACATATTTAAAATATATAAAAAATCAAAATTTAGAAGAAAATAAAATAAAAACAAATTTAAAGGATCGCAAGTTTTATAAAAAAAGAATATATGATTTAACAAAACAATTAATGCATAATGAACATAGTCCTTCAACTGAAATATCAAAAACTTTTGAAAATTATATTAATAGTTGTATAAGATATTTTCAAATATTAGATAAAACAGATATTTTACAAGAAGATTATGCTAATATTACGCAAATGAATTTCATAAATACTAAAATAGAATCAGTAGAAGAAGCGAATAAATCAATGATGCGTTTTGTAAAAATGTATGAACCGAACTCTTTGGAGAAAATAGTAAAAAGAACCGTTACAAAAATGGCAGCACCTGATCCAGTTTTACCAAAACAAAAAAATATTAATTTAAAAGACCCTATTTTAAGAAATAAAGGTATTTGTAAAAAGAATAATATATCTAATAAATATGAAGACAAGACGGAAACAATACCGCCACCAAAATAAAAATAAAAAGGGAACAAAAAGAAAACCAATAGGTGGTGGAAAAAGAAGGGGTAAAAGAAATAATAAAAAAAGTAGTAAAGATAAACAAAATAAACCAAAAGAAATATCATTTAAAAATTTACAATGTAGTCCAAATCCAGATCCAGAAAAACAAAAAGATTATACGTGTTTAGATGATCAAACATTATTAAAATTAAAATATTTATGGAATGCTCGTCATCCAGATGTTAAAATTGAAAGTAACTGGCCTAAAGAAATATGGTCAAAATTAAAAGAATATTTAAAAAGTATTTGCAATAAAGAGTCGTGTTGGTTAAAACAAAATTTTGTAGAAGGTAAATTAGATACAGAATTGCGTGATTCTTTTGCGCCCAAATCTCCAGCGGATTGGAAAAAAAACCCGAACGAATGGTTATCTAGTGTTGATATTTTAGATGTAATGAAACAATATGAAAAAGCATATAAATGTTTTGAATTTATGGGACCTACACCTATTGATTTTGATACACAAATGATGGGAGATCAGTGCGTATGGCCTGAATTATGTAAATTTAATTTACAAGAACAGATTAACTCTGGTAAAACTAAAATAGGCATTATTTTTAATACAGATAAGCATACTGGAGGTGGAAAGCATTGGATGTCTCTCTTTATAAATATTAAAAAGGCAGAAATTTTCTTTTATGATTCAGCAGGTGATATGCCAAGTAAAGAAATTCAATCACTTATTGATCGTGTAATAGAACAAGGAAAAAAATTAAATCAGCCAATTGCTTTTAAATCAGATTATAATTATCCAGTAGAACATCAAATGGGAACAACTGAATGTGGAATATATTCGCTTTATTTTATAGTACATATGTTAGAAGATAAATTAACAGGTCAATATTTAAAAACACATAAAATAAAAGATAAATATATGCAACAATTTCGCAAAGTATATTTTAATGAAGATATATAATTTAAATTATCGATTTAAACATATATTACTAACTAATAATATATGTTTTTGACAAAAGGAAATGTGGAAACAATATGGGATGTATTACAAGATGAAAAACTACCTAATATGAATCAACCAGTTTTTATTAATAATATAAAATTATTTGGTGAAAAAGAGAGAACCTCTGGACTAACTCTTTATCAAATGAATACAAAATTTATAATGCAATTTAAAGATTTTATGGTGAAAGAATATCAACTGCATCAACGATCAATTAAACAGCAACAACAACAGCAACAACAGCAACAACAGCAAAAACAAAATAATGGACATAATAATAAGCAACCGGATGGACCTATTAGATTAAATATTCAAGAGAATGATTCAAATTATTCCATTACAGCAGAAGAATTGCATGCTGAACGTATTGGCGAATTTGAAAAACAATTATCTCAAAAACAAAATGAATTTAGTAGTTTAATGATACAAGAAAAACCAGCAGATCTTAATTTTAGTGATGTAAAAGATAGTCCAATTGGATCAGAAATGGAACAACTTATTGCAAGAACATTATTACAACGTAATTTTGATATTGAACAAATACATAGTCAAAATACAAGCACAACTGCGACTACCAGTTGGTTATCTAGTAAAGATACCTCTTTAAAAACTGAAAAGAAAAATGAAAAATCAAATAATGAGGATAAACATATTTCATGGTCTAATGAATTAACTAGTGAAGAACCAATAGTAACAAATAGAGAGAGTATTTTTTCAAAATTAAAACAAGTAAAAAATATAAAAGAAACTAAAGAAATAAATGATTTAAAGGACGTAAATGATTTAAAGGACGTAAAGGAAGAAAATGATTTAAAGGAAATAAATAATAAATTAGATAAAATAATTAAACATTTCAATATAATATAAGTATAATGTGCGACTTCAAAGTGGGAGATAAAATATATAAAAAAGGAGAAAAACCAATAAAATATACTATTATGAAAATAGAAGAAATTTTAGGAGGTAATTGGCATGATGGATTTTCTACTGAACATTATGCTGAATTAGATGATGGAACTAATTTTAAATTATGTTATATGAGTCAAATGAATCAACTAAATATTGTTTATGCATTGAAATCTGTAGTATAAGTATTTAATTGTCGAATACAATAATTTATCCATTTTTTATGATAACTAGGAATTTCCACTTTGTTATCATATGTGAATTTCTCTCTTTTTACAAAAATAGGAATATAAATAGGTGAATTAATTTTATCATCTATTTTGTAATGTATATTAGATCCATTTGATTTATTTTTTCTAGTTCCGGAGCTCCGCTTATTAGAATTGCTCTGCTTATTAGAATTGCTTCGCTTAGTCCAACACTTACAACCAGTTTTTGTTTTATATAAATAATGCAAAGAGAGATGACCTCCATTAAAAAATACATAAATATTACCACATTTTTTATCTATAATAATCTTTGTAGCATCTCTAAATAAAGTAGGTGCAACCTGCATTAATTTAGACCAATTATGTATTTTGTTATAATTTGATTTCTCTCTTTTTTTCCTAGACAAAAAACAATTTAAAACATTTATATTCTTTTTATTTGATCGGGTTTGATTTTTATTTGCAAGTATCATTGCCATATATTTACTTTATATAATCTACTTTTTTAGTTTTCAAATTCAATGTTCCAATTAAGGTTGGTTCTAGACCAGGGGTTCTTAAAGCTTGTGTATAACTTTCTAAATCATATATTTCACCAGTATTTTCATCTATTGCTTTATAAGCATATTCAATCTTTTTAGTCCCTTCTTTTAATGTTATTTTCTTAGCTTTCCATGTAATTAATTTCTTATTACTTTGACCTACAACTCCTGCATTATCCGCAGCAATATTTGGATTAAATGAAAAAGAACTACTATCCGGATTTCCAAAAGTCAAACATTTTAATTTCTCCTTTGTATTTCCTACTGAATAAGTAGCACAATCAATTGAGGCCTCTTTAATATTCTTCAATAATTGATTACTTATTCTCTCTTTAATTACAGAAATTTCAAATAATGCTTGATCACTTGTGAATGGCACCTTGGCTTTTTCTAGCGAATCAGGCGAAATTATATATTCCAACTTACTTAAATCCTTTCTTTTTAATTCAATTGATTTATCTGATGCAATCTGCTCATCCGTAAATTTCATCAAATATATAAATACTTCAACAGTTTGTAAATCTCTAGGTAATCCTTTATGACTGCAAATACGACGGGCTCTTCCAATAACTTGTTCAGTTCTTACTGGATGCCAGTATGGTTCCATAACATGAACATATCGCGTATTACGTAAGTTAATACCTTCTGATCCAGATGCAGTAATCATAAATATTTTAACAATCTCGCCCAAATTATTATTTGGTGATATATCCTTTAATTCTTCTACTAAAGCAGGTGAAAGATCTTGGGCATCCCAATCTCCATTATAAATATTACGCACGGCTTCTTTTTCTTCACGTGATTCGGTTCCAGTATATAAAGCATATGTAGGTTTACCACGATTTTCTGGCGCAATATCTAATTCCCATTGTCCTTGTGAATTTTGTTTAATTTTAAATTGAGTAAAACCATGATAATCTAAAACCATTTGAAAAATACCAATTCCTTCTAATGTTCTAAACTGACTATATACTAAATGCAGACCAATATGTTGAGGATCAGTAATATTAGTTAACATTTCCAAATATTTAGGTGAATATTTTTGCAATCCTCTTTCACTAAAATAAGTAGATGCATTCTCTTTTAATAATTGTATTGCTGCCACAATTCGTTTAACATAGGTAGTGTCTCCTTGTTTTTCTAATGCTTCTTCTTCTACAGCATATTCTGGATTATCAAAATTCTCTAAATCATCAGAATCTTTTGCGGCTACTTCTTTACTTTTATCTGTTTTTATAATAGCATCCTCATTTTCTTCCATATTTAATTCTTCTTTTGGCATTGGTCTAGGCACTTCTGGAGGCATTACAAAATTACAATATAACCGTGAAAATATTCGATAGGTTGAAGAAGGTTCAGTATATATTTCTCCTGGTTTTGCTGCAGCTGCACCAGGTTTACCTTTTTCTTGTTTTCTCTCTTGATATCTAGCTAATTCATATACATCAAACTGATAATCACTCATTGGTATACTTACTATATTAAAATTTTCAGCAACATCATATTTGGGTAATAATTGTTCTTGAGCACTTCTAAAATAAGATGTCATACCCATAATTCTACGTTTAAAAATATCTGGATTTTTTATTGTTTTATCTTCTGAAATAAACCATTGGACAAATTCTTCTAATTTATCAGGTAAACATTTGTAAGGATGTATAATTACTGAATTTGGACCAGCAATTGTTTCAATACCCGCACTATGTAATGTTCTCATAATATTTCTTTCAAAATCTTCATTACTCATATGCTCTACTGGAACTACCACTTTTTCTCCTTTTGTTTTGCTACGTTTTTCTAATTCATTACTTACTCCAGCATATGTACCAGATGATGATGTAAAACTACTTTCAAACCCAAATGGATTACGTGTAATAAATAATTTTTTATTTGAATAATCCATATAATCCATATTTTTATTTTTAATTAATAAGTCATGTAACATTTCTTTATTAATAGATTGTCCTGGTTTTACATCTAATGATATTTCCCATGTATAAATATATCCTCGCAAAATATTAAATAAAATTCCGAGCTCATTTGGATAATTAATCATTGGTGTTCCAGTTAAAAGAATAATGCGAGCATTTTGTGCAGTTAAAAGCATTTCATATAAAATAAGAGACATTGTAATAGCAGTTAATACACGTTTACCTTTTTTATCATATTGTCCAGTTTTTTCTTTATCTATTTTATTTACAATTCGACTAATAAAATTATGCGCTTCATCAATAACAACAACAGAATTATCAAATATATTTACTTCAAAATTGCTAGTAATTTGCGCTAATTTAGCACGTCTCAGTCCATTATAATGAATAAATGTATATTTAGCTTTAATCATTTCATTAATTTGATCATCTAATTTATTTTTATCTTCAATACCTAGATACTGATAATTGCTAACCGTTTTTGTTTTATCTACTAAAAATACACCTCTTCCTTTTTTAATATAATCTACCGGTAATTGTAATGCAGCAGATAAAGTTTCTATTTCTACATTAGTAGAGGGTAATGGTATCCAATCCCAATGTTGCTTTTTCTTATAAATATCTTCACCGCATATTTTCAATTCTGATAAATAATTCTGCTCTAATGATGCAGGAGTAAGAATAAATATTTTTTTTGCATTTTTCATACCTTCAGCAATAGCAATAGATGTACACGTTTTACCTGAACCTAAACCATGATATAAAAGCAGACCACGATATGTGTATATAAATTTAAATAATCACGAACCAGTTGTTGATGAATTAAAAGAGAGAACTCTCCAGAACTTTGATTATCACAAGAAATATTCTCTGCATTATCTGCTAATTCTTTTTTAAAATGACTAAATTTAGAATTAATAAAATTAATGAATTTTTCACGATTATTCATGTAATATTTAGAAGCTTTAATACGCATAGGTTCTTCTTTTTCAGCTAATACTTTAATAGATTTACCTTCAATTGGTGCCCAATCTTGTGGTCTAAGTGTAGAAATGCCTTTAATTGCTCGTTTTCTTGCTGATTTTTCTTTAAGTTGTTTTTCTATAGCTACTTCTTCTAAGTCTTCATCTAATGCTTGATCACGTGCTTCGGTATCTTCTAATCGTGCGCCAATATCTGATCCTATACTAGATCCTTCTTCCTCTTCTTCCTCCTCTTCCTCCTCTTGCATAACCATTTTAGCTTTAACTACCTTCACTTTTTTTGATTTAACTACATGTTCTAGGTCATTTTCTTTGATTTCTTCTACTTCTTTAATACCTTCCAGTTTTTTAACAAATTCCAAAAAAGATTCCTCAGTAAAATCCAATTCTGCAAGTATAGGAATATTTATTGGAAATCTATAATTAGTATTTAAATTATCAGGTTTTTGTTTTAATCTTTCTAAAACACTCATTATATATTTACAACTAAAATAACTTATCAAAAATAACTATACACTAGACTACTGAATATAAAGACAACTTCTGTAAAGCTTCATCGCACGCGATTTGTTCTGCTTTTCGTTTAATTTTATGCTGCCCTTCACCTAAAAAAAGTAACAATTTATTATTCTTTTCAATATATTCTTGAATTTTAGCAAATGTTTTCAAATTATCTATATGAATAGCATCTTCAGTAGTACAATTATAAATAGATTGACCCATACATAAATATACACCCATTTTATATCCATTATCTAAATCGTGATCAATCTCTAAATAATGCGGCGTCACTTTAAATTCTTTTTGAATTTTTACCTGTAATATATTTTTAAAATTATCATCATTTTGAATTAATGCAATCCAATCAATATGTTTTTCAAATATATTTTCTATAAATTTTTGGGCCATTTGAAACCCTGGACCAGTAACAAACATTTGTTGAAACCATCCTTCTTCATCCTTCACTTCTATTTTATTAAAATCTAAAAAAAGTGCACCAATAAATGATTCAAACAGACATCCTAATTTTTTCAAATTGGTGCGAATCTTTTTCTCTTCTGCGTGTTTAGATAAAATTAACCATTTATTTAAATGCATTTCCATTGCTATTTTCCCAATAGCTTCATTTTTAACAATAGCAATCTTTTTTTCTGTCATAAATCCTTCATTCTCTTTAGGAAATCTTCTATATAAATAATATTTAGTAACTAATTCTAATACACCATCTCCTAAAAATTCTAAACGTTCATTTGATTTCGTTGATAGAGGCATACAATCTGGTGGTCTATCCACAATAGTTATATTTTGTGAAGTATTTTCTAAATGAGGTCGTTTTGTATATGATCTATGAACAAATGCTCGTTTATATAAACTTAAATTATTTACAGTTCCAGGAACACCATATTTAGTGAGAATAAATTGAACATCGCTCAATTTAATCTCCACATTTTCTGGATTATATGGATTAAAAATTAGTCCATCTTCTCCTTTAATAATATCATCATCATGAATTATTTGTTTATCAGTTAATTGATTCATTAATATACTATACTCAGTTATATTTATATCTATTTAGCAATTATATAACAATGGCAATAATGGTTCTCTCTGGAAATAGAACAACTACTAATATAGATTCTACAGTAAATCGCGGATGTAACTATGGCGGTTCATGTGGTGGAAATAAAAAAGCAGGAATAGTTAGTTATGGTCCATCATGGCAAAGAAGAAATATGGGTAATTTTTTAAAAAGAGCTCCACAAAGACTTAGATCAGTTCGTTTTTCAACTACAAGAAATCCTACACAATTTCGAAGAGGTAGTTATTTTTCTACTCATTCAGGAATGTTGGGTTAATTTATTTTATTTTATTTTTATTTATATTTAGTCGAAATAAAATAAAATAATATTAAGGCAATATATAAAATGGTTGGAATGCAAACACAATTTGGAAGAGGACGATATGTCAATTTAATTGATGGAAGAACAATTCAAAGTGGTGGATCTGTTGGTGGAAATAAAAAACCAGGAATTGTTACATACGGTCCTTCATGGAAAATGGGCAATATGGGTAATTTCTTAAAGAGAGCTCCACAACAAATTCCTTCACTAGCATTTTCATTGGCGAATACTACACGGTATCCAAATCAGTTGCGACGTGGAAGTTATGCTGTTACGCATTCTGGTATGCTAGGTTAAACACATGCAATATATTTTGTAAAGTATATAAACATTATTTGATATTCTTATTTATTATGAATATCAAAATAGATAACAGAGAAACTGATTTAATTCATTTATGTCAATTAGAATTAGCAAAAGAATTAGCAAAAGAATTAGCAAAAGAATTAGCAAAAGAATTAGCAAAAGAATTAGCAAAAAATAAAGATAATAAAAAAGATAAAAATAATATTACTATTGAAGTATTACCTTTACCCATTGGTGATATTATTTTAGAATATTTAGGTAAAGAAATCATTATAATAGAGAGAAAAAGTGCTGCAGATTTAGAAGCAAGTATTAAAGATGGACGTTATGAAGAGCAATCATATCGTTTATCTAATTCAGAAGTACATAATCATAATATAGTTTATTTAATTGAAGGATCTCTAATAAATAGACAAAATAAACAAATGCTTTATTCATCAATGTTCTCTCTTAATTATAGTAAAGGATTTTCAGTTTTAAGAAGCACGTCAATCCAAGAAACTGCATATATCATTTGTAATATGGCTTATAAATTAAATAAAAATATGCTAGAAAATAAACCAAGTTATTATAAAAATAAAGAAGTTAAAGAAGTTAAAGAAGTTAAAACAGAAGTCAGTGAATCATCAGTGTTAGAATGCACTACAAATTTAAATGAAGAAAATGATGTTGTTGACGACGCTGACAAAAATGAACATAATGAAACTAGTTATTGCAGTGTAGTAAAAAAAGTTAAAAAAGATAATATTACACCAGAAAATATTAGTGAAATTATGCTTTGTCAAATTCCCTCAATAAGTTCTGTTTCTGCTATTGCTATTATGACAAAATTTAAAACAATGCAACATCTGATATCATCAATGAAGACAGATCCATTATGTTTAAATTCTATTACAAGTATAAATTCTAAAGGACAATCTAGAAAATTAGGTAAAAATGTTATTGCGAATATTATAAAGTTTTTACTATAATATTATTATAAGATGGATTCATTTCAACAAATTGGTATAGCAATAATTTTTGGGTTTATCATATATTTAGTATATTTTTACTATAATAAATACACCAATGGACAAAAAGAAAATTTTGAAGTTAAAGGTGGCAGTAAAACAGATGAAATTCTGTCAAAATTGATATCTTCAGTTGCAAGTCAAAATGATGTTTTACTTATTTCAAAATATAGGAATAAGTATGAATCTATTATTGAAAATAACAAAAAATATCTTCAAATAAATATGATTCAATTAATGATGCAAATTGATCCATCAAGTGATACTATGACTGATGCAAACTTAACATTGTTTAATGATTTTAATACTTTAAAAACATCTTATGATAATATGGCAACAGTGTTAAAATATGTGGATGAAGCTAACTAAAGCAATTAGCAATTGCGCTTGCGGTCGCTAGAGGATGTCGCATTTGATCCACTTACCGACCACTGCTATTAAATTGTTAAGCAATTTGAATACTTACTTCATTATCTGCATAATATCCTTTATCTACTAACTTTTGTGTATAATCTGAACCTCCCCAGTTGTCATCCATTGCATTTGGACTATGTAATAAATTCTGTTCTTTTTGATCCATAATATCTAAAGGAGTTGTTTTTCCAACATAATAACTACTTGGATCATTTCCTGGTACTGAATTTTTATTATAAGGTAAATCGTCGTGTCCAGAATCTACCAACATTGTGAAATTTTTCATACTATCTGTTGGTAATGTTTGTGATGGTGTAGTATAAGTAGCACTCATATTTGTAGATTCATTTACAGGAACGGGTTTTTGTTCTGATATATCAGGATTATATAATCTATTTGCGTATGGTGTTATTACATTAGGAGGTAATCCACCGCATACTTCTTTAACACTAGGTCTAATTTTATATACAGATTCCCCCTGCGTATTATAACTATGTTGTAAATATAAAATAGGACATCTTATTCCTTCATGCCGTTGCCACTCAGTAAATTCAACATATTCTTCTAAATTATTAAACTCTACCGGATTCACTCCTGGAACTTTTGCTAATTTAGAATTATATAGATAATATTTTAGTCCATGCTGTATTAACATATCAGGACAACTTTTATTTAATGTTGTATCCATACTTGAGGTCATTCCTTCTTTCATTCCATTATTATATAAACACGTTTCTGGATTATTATTTAAATAAAAATGAAGCCCTGCTAAAAATATTAATGAGATGATAATTATTTTTATTAAAAATAACATTTTCTATATATAATGTATGAATATTGTAATTCAAAAAAAAAATGCAAAATCTACAAAAAACATAGAAAAACTTAATAATGCTATTAATAAAGGTGATGATGTTTTTTTATTTATTAATGCAGATTGGTGCGGGCATTGTAAAACAGTTAAACCTGAATGGGCAAAACTTTATAAAACTAAATATGGTCCTTCTGTAGTTATAGCAAATGTAAATTCAGAATTATATAAAGGTATTACAAATTTTGGTCCTGATGTTGAAGGATTCCCAGATTTGCGTTATATTAATAAAGCAAAGGGTATAAATGAAAAATTTGAAAATAGTAAGTTACCTGATACGAATCGTTCTTTTATTGCATTCGATAAATGGATAAAGTCAAAGACTGGTACAAAGACTGGTACAAAGACTAGTAAACATAAAAATAATAAATATAATACCAAAAAACATGTTAGAGGAATGGTATATGGTGGATCTAAAGGTAGAAGAAGTAAAACAAGGAAAAATAGAACTAGAAGAAGATAATAAAAATATAAAAATATAAAAATATAAAAATATAAAAATAAGAGTATAAAGAACCCAGACTATAAATAAATTTAATTAAAAATTGAATTAAACTTATTTTAATATAATATTGTAATTAACAAACAATGGAACTTTCTTATTCATTTCGTTTATACGATTTTAATGTTTATAATGAAAAACCAGCGACTAATGATGAATCTGAAAATAATGGCGGAGGATATAAAGTTAATAAAGATGATTCTATATTTTTAATACAAATATTTGGAATCAATGAATTAGGTAAAACTTGCTCTATTATTGCTACAGATTTCTGTCCATTCTTTTATGTAAAAGTAGGAGATAATTGGACAGAAAGCACAAAGCAGAAATTTTTAAATCATATTAAAGGAAAAATTGGTAAGTATTATGAAGATTCTATATGTACTTGTACTTTAGTTGAACAAAAAAAATTATATGGATTTGATGGTGGTAAATTGCATAAATTTATCAAATTAGATTTTATAAATACACAATCTTTGAATAAAGTGAAAAATTTATGGTATCATAATGAACCTGTTACAAAAGCATATAAATTAATACCTGGTGGTTATGATGGATTTAATAATGAATTACTCACTATTTATGAATCAAATATTCCACCTTTATTACGATTCTTTCATATTAAAGATATTAGTCCTTCAGGATGGGTTACATTCCCAAAAGCAAAAACAATTCAATTTATTGAATCTAATAAAAAAACAAGGTGTGATTTTGAATTTATGCTTCATTACAAACATATTAAACCTGCTCATAATATTGAAACCCGTGTTCCATATAAAATATGTAGTTTTGATATTGAAGCCAGTAGTAGTCATGGCGATTTTCCAGTTCCAATTAAATCTTATAAAAAACTGGCAACTAATATTGTAGAATATTTTGAGAATTTGGAACAAGAAGTTACAGTTGAAATCTGTAAAAAGTTATTGAAACAAATTATTTTTAATGCATTCGGTCTAGCTGATTCTACTAAAAAATTAGTAGAGATTGATTTAGTATATCCAAAAAAAGCAGCAGATGAAGGCGATATGGATCCAGAATGGTTAAATCAAAGAATAGATGAATTATATGTGAATCCAGTTAGAAATTATAAAAAAGCATCAGGATCAACTTCATCTATTGCTAGTATTTTTGAAAATATGAAATTTGGTCAGGGAGATGATGATGATGAAGAAGAAGATTCCGGTTTTACAAAAAAAACGAAATTAATAAAACCAACCACTGAAACACTTATTGATATTTTATGTGATAAAAAATTTGACCGTGATTCTAAATTAGTTGAACTTAATATTTTACTTAATTCATTATTTCCCAAATTAGAAGGTGATAAGGTGACATTCATTGGATCTACATTTTTGAGATATGGTGAAGCAGAACCTTATTTAAATCATTGCGCTGTATTAGGCACTAGTGCGCCGACTGATAATGTAATTTTAGAAGAATGTGCTACCGAAGAGCAAGTTTTATTGGCGTGGACCCGACTTATTCAAACAGAAAATCCAGATATTATTATTGGATATAATATATTTGGATTTGATTACGAGTTTATGTTTTGTCGTGCTCAAGAGCAAGGATGTGTTGTAGAATTTTTACAATTATCTAGAAATAAAGAGGAAGTATGCGGCACAAAAGAAGATGGGCAATATAAATTAGAAGAAAGTAGTATTGTATTGGCATCTGGTCAACACGATTTCAAATATATTAAAATGAATGGTCGTCTTCAAATTGATATGTATAATTTCTTTAGAAAAGAAGAAAATTTGACATCTTATAAATTAGATTATGTTGCTGGTCATTTTATTGGCGATTATGTAAAACAAATTATACACGTAGAAGGAGAAGAGTTAGGAGAAGAGTTAGGAGAAGAGTTAGGAGAAGAGTTAGGAGAAAATAGTAGCGAATCAATTATTAAATCTTCTAATTTAACTGGTCTTACTGTATCTAGTTTTATTCATTTTGAAGAAATCGGACATACCGTTGATTATTATAATAATGGACAAAAATATCGCATCTTATCAGTAAATAAAACAAAAGGTTCCTTTACCATTCAAGGACTAGTTGAACCAGATATGGTCAGCAAAAAAGTTCGCTGGTGTTTAGCAAAAGATGATGTTACTCCACAAGATATTTTTAGAATGACAAATGGCACCGACGAAGATCGCGCAGTAATTGCAAAATATTGTATTCAAGATTGCAACTTAGTGCATTATTTAGTGAATAAAGTAGATGTATTAACTGGATTTAGTGAGATGGCAAAAATTTGCAGTGTTCCAATTAATTTCCTGGTTTTACGCGGTCAAGGTATTAAACTCACTAGTTATGTTGCGAAAAAATGCAGAGAAAAAGGCACTCTTATTCCTGTAATGGAAAAATCGGAATTAAATGATGGATATGAAGGAGCTATCGTTCTAGATCCAAAGTGCGATCTTTATTTAGATAACCCAGTAGCTTGTGTCGATTATGCATCTTTATACCCATCCTCAATGATGAGTGAAAATTTATCTCACGATTCAAAAGTTTGGACTAAAGAATATGATCTTGCAGGGAAACTTCTCTGTGTTACCGGAAACCCGGAATATGATAATTTGCCAGATTATGAATATGTTGATATTACTTATGATACTTTTAATTATGTGAGAAAAACGCCTAGCGCTGCTGCTGAAAAAATCAAATGCGGATATAAAATATGCCGGTTTGCGCAATTTCCTGATGGTAAACGCGCCATTATGCCTTCTATTTTGGAAGAGTTGCTTCAAGCGCGTAAAAGCACGCGTAAATTAATTCCTTTGGAAACAGATGAATTTATGAAAAATGTGCTAGATAAGCGTCAGTTAGCATACAAGTTGACTGCCAATTCTCTTTATGGACAATGTGGTGCCAAAACAAGCACCTTTTATGAAAAAGATGTTGCTGCCTCGTGCACTGCTACTGGACGAATGCTTCTGACTTATGCCAAACGTGTGATTGAAGAATGTTATCAAAATAAAATATGTGATACTGCAAATCATGGACCAGTATTGACTAAAGCAGAATATATTTATGGAGATAGTGTAGCAAATTATACGCCAATTTATATTAAAGATGAATTAGGTCAAATAGATATCTGCACGATTGAAGATTTGGCTCGAAAATATGGCGGTAATGTTTGGCATCAATGTCGAGAACCAGGTAAAACTGGAAAGGAAGTATGCAATTTATATTCTATTCATATGAAAATTAGCACATGGACGGCACAAGGATGGACAATATTAAAATGTGTTATTCGTCATAAATTGGCGCCACATAAAAAAATGATACGCGTTATTACTGGAGCAGGAACAGTTGATGTCACTGATGATCATTCATTACTTTTAGCAGATGGTCAAGAAATTTCACCTAAGGATTGCTCTATTGGTCAAGAATTATTGCATAGACCATTACCTATCGTAATTAGTCCGACAAATGATCAACCATTTATTCAATGGTTGGATTCATATCGATATCCATATGAATTCATATTTGATTGCCCTGTTTTAAAAGACAGTGAAGATCCAGTTGGAGTAAAAATATTAACTACTGAACAAGTATCTTTATCTATCATATGGTTGAATGCATTAAAATGGCCAGAACTGATTGTAAAAATTATGAATAATGAAGAAAATGGCCTAGTTTATTTATACATTTTATGGGATAATTATTCACTTTTAGAAAAAGTGGAGCAAAATATAGAGCAAAAATTAACTGTAATGGGGACTGTAATGGGGACTGTAATGGGGACTGTAATGGGGGGCAAGGGGGGTATATCCCCCTGCAATTGCTGTATTATAGAATTAATTGAGTTACCTTCATACACTGGTTACGTTTATGATCTAACAACTGAAAATCATCATTTTGCAGCAGGAATTGGATCTCTTATTGTTCATAATACAGATTCTGTATTCTTTACATTTAATTTGGAAACAGTTGGTGGTGAGAAAATTCGTGGTCAAAAAGCACTTGAAATTACAATTGAATTAGCACAAGAAGCTGGTCATTTAGCTAGTTCTTTCTTGAAAAATCCGCATGATCTAGAATATGAGAAAACATTTATGCCATTTTGCTTACTTTCAAAAAAACGATATGTTGGTATGCTTTATGAAACAGATCCAAATAAATGTAAACGTAAAGAGATGGGAATTGTTTTAAAACGTCGAGATAATGCTCCAATAGTGAAAGATATTTATGGTGGTATTATTGATATATTGATGAAAGAAAAAGACATTAATAAAGCAACCCAATTTTTGAAAGCGTGTTTGAAAAATATCGTTGATGAGAATTATCCAATGGATAAACTTATTATTACCAAATCGCTGCGTTCAGGATATAAAAATCCAAAGCAAATTGCTCATAAAGTTTTGGCAGATCGTATTACTTCGCGTGATCCAGGAAATAAACCGAGTTCTGGTGACCGAATACCATTTGTATATATTCATAGCACTGATAAGAAAGCGCTGCAAGGAGATAAAATAGAAACACCGACTTATATTTTAGAAAATCATTTGAAGATAGATTATTCGTTTTATATTACAAATCAAATTATGAAACCAGTTCAGCAGGTATTTGCCCTCGTTTTGGAAAAGATATGGACCGAAAATGGAAAATTAGGTAAGATTGCCAAATTTAAAAAAGAAGTAGATACAGTTAAGAAAACAATTACAGATTTAGAAAAACAAGAAAATAAATTAGAGAAAATGCGGAATGATGAAATTAAAGTGCTTTTGTTTGATGAATTCTTGAGAGTAACCAATAATTCTAAAGCAGGGAATCAATCATTATTAGGATTCTTTGGAAAAAAGTAATGGGAAAAAATAATGGAAAAAGTAATGTAGAAAAAGTAATGGGAAAAGTAATGGGAAAAGTAATGGGAAAAGTAAATTATAATATTGTTATAATGTATATTATGAACGCCGAGCAATTATCATCCATAAATACCAAAATAAATTATATTACTACTTTATTAAGTAATACAAATATATCTCCTGACACAATATCTGCACTAAATATTGCTAAAAATACTCTAACGTTAATGAAACAGTCATCTACACAACTAACCCAAGATGAATTATTTGCTGCTATTGCTGCTGCTAATACTGCTATTACTGCTGCCGATGATGATATAGCTGCTCACGCTGCTACTGATGCTGCTGATGCTGCTGCCCAAACTGTCGCGCCATTAGGAGGAAAAAAGAGTAAGAAAACTAGAAGAAAAGGAAAGAAATCCAAAAGAGGAAAGAAATCCAAAAGAGGAAAGAAAAGAAAAGGAAGAAGAAGTAGAAGATAAATAGTTTAATATATAAAAATAAAATAACTTACATATTAAATGTTAACCGATGAAATAGTAGTAGAAGTAACTTATCCTAAGCGTGTATTCATTGTCCCATATCGCAATCGTCTTCAACAAAAGTTTTTTTTCTGTCAGCAAATGAATTTTATTCTAGAAGGTGTCGACGATTATGAAATACTTTTTGTTCATCAAATGGATAGCAGACCTTTCAATCGTGGAGCAATGAAAAATATTGGTTTTTTAGCAATGAAGGAAAAATATCCAGACACCTATAAAGATATTACATTTATTTTCAATGATGTAGATACGCTACCATTTCATAAACTATTTGATTATCAAACTGTTTTGGGCACTGTAAAACATTATTATGGATTTGATTCAGCTTTAGGCGGAATTGTCGTAATTAAGGGGCAGGATTTTGAGTTAGTTAATGGATATCCAAGTTATTGGGGATGGGGTATGGAAGATGCTTGCTTGCAAAATAGATGTCTCTATAATAAAATTAAAATAGATCGGTCACAATTTTATCCAATTGGATCACCCGAGATTTTACAATTGTTTGATGGAGTAGAACGATTAGTATCACCGAAAGATCCACAAAGAATGGTGCAAGATCGAGGTATTGATGGCCTAAAAACAATTCACAAATTGACATATACGATAGATAAAGAATCCGCAAATCCAGCAGATAATAAATATATTGTAGCAGATCAAGACCGATTATTTTATATCAATGTTGCCTCATTTATGACACTTGTTCATTTTGAATCAGATCAATATCATCAATATGATTTGAGAGAACCAGTTCGTAAAGTTTCTTTTCCTGATTCTGGTAAAATGGTGAATCCAACTACATTTGTAAATAGTCCTTCAGCTTGGAAAAATATACCGATTATGCCTCTTAATCAATCTAAACAGCAAAACCCTTTCTCTCAACAAGCAAATAGAAATTATCCTGTTAGAGCAAGTAAAAGCGTGAATATAGGGATGGGAAGATATTAATAATAATATATAATATGGAGAAAGAAGAAGAGAAAGAAAAGGAGAAAGAAGATCCAGAAACATATTATTTAGATGAGGGTAAATGGATAAGATTATTAGAATTTATTGAAGAAGATGGATTAATTCCAGAAGAAGATTGGGATAAACATATTAATTATAGTTATAGTAGATTAAAATTATCAAAAGAAAGAAAAAAATTTAGAGAAAAAAATGATAGACGACCAAATGAAGCAACAGAAATACCATCAATTATTTCAAAAATGAAATCTATTTTAATACCCTGTAGTTTATGGGAAGAAAGATATTTTCATCCGAACTCTTGGGATACTGAAATATTTTTTAAAAATATAAGAGCAAGAAAAATTATGAGTTATACTTTAATAGGTACAAATGATCCTATAAATAATCCATATACTGTATTTAATTTATTATCTATAAATATAAATTATGATAAATGGACCCCAGAATTTAAAAAAATTGTGGGAAGTGGTATATCTGGTCCAATTTTAAATTGGACAGTTTATCCTAAATTAAATACTTTATTTAAACAATCTGGATTTGATAATGTAGGTAGAGAGTTTAAATCTATATTAACATGTTTAACGCATATTTTTAAGGCAAAAGATAAATATATGACAAAAGATGGAGCTGAAACTATCAGGAATATTAATATAGATAATTTAGCATATCAATTAAAAAAGCATGAAGTATTTACTAAAAAATATGCTTATCCATTTGGTCGCTATTCTGTAACACAAATTGCACATTTTACTAATAATACAGATATGTTAGAATTTATTACAGCTGCAACCTTGAGAGATGACAATAGTCCTTCAGATTCAGATTTTTATGTACATGAAGAAAACACAAAAATTAAAGAACTTGAAGAACAAGAAAAAATGCGTAATCTACACCCACATAAATCAGATAGTTTGTCCGATGCTTCGCCAGTTGCTTCGCCCAGAGTTGCTTCGCCCAGAGTTGCTACTCCAGTTGCTTCGCCCAGAGTTGCTTCGCCCATTGCTTTGCCCAGAGTTGCTTCGCCCATTGCTTTGCCAAGAGTTGCTTCGCCCATTGCTTCGCCCATTGCTTCGCCAAGACAACTCTCTCAAGATTCTGCACATAGTTCTGTCCAAATATTACGTAATCCTTCAAAATCTTCACTTAGATTATCCTCAAATAAACAATCTTCTTTTAGACAATCCTCTAGACGAGCTGAAACTACGAAAATTACTAGAACTACTCCAAAAACTAAAAAAGGATATTTATGGGGTGATATTAAAAAATGTGATAAAGAATATAAAAAGATTGAACAACTAGAAGATAAAATTGACTCATTAACTTCTACAAAAGAAGAGCAAATATTTATTAAAAATAAAACTGCTAAAAAATTAACAAAGGAAAATGAAAAACTAATGCGTTTTAATAGAAAATTAATAGATAAATTAAA